AAAACAAAAAACAAAAAAAAATCCTTAATATGTGGTTTAGTTGTTTCTTTAGTTTTAGGTGCAGGAAAAGAAGTTTACGATAATAGATTAAGCACTAAAGATACTTGTACTGATTTAATTTCAAACACGATAGGATCTACATTAGGCTTGGTAACTATTAAAATAGCAATATGAAAAAACTATTAATATTACTACTACTTCCTTTTACAGCAGTGTGTCAAGATTTTCCTGATGGAATGGTTGCTGTTGAGTTTAATGCTAGTTTTAATAAATCTAACGAGGTAGTTTGGTTATCAAAACTATCTGATTGTGAAATAGAGAGAGTTGATATAACTGCAGATTCTAGATGGTCTAAAGAATACAAGATAGTTGTTGTCCCTACCATTGTTATATTCAACAACAACGAAGAAGTAAAAAGATTTCAAGCAAATATAATGATGACTATGGAGGCTACCAAGAGTGAGGTTCAAAACTCTATAGACGAGATAGTCATGGAAGCGTTTTAAATTTAAATTATGAAACTAAGTAAAAATTTCTCTCGTGCAGAAATAGAGCACAGTAACACAGCAAAAAGATTAGGTATAAGCAATGAGATGTCGGAGAAACACTTGGAAAACATGCAAAGGCTCGTTGACAATCTTATACAGCCTCTTCGTGACTCTATTGGTCCTATTCGGATTAGTAGTGGTTATCGTTCCCCGTCACTTAATCGTGCTATTGGTGGGTCATCTCGCAGCCAACATAGTAAAGGTGAAGCTTTGGATTTGCAGTTTTGGGAAAAAGGAAAAATGAATAACAAAGTTATTTATGATTGGATATTAGATTCAGATTTAGAGTTTGATCAAATGATAAACGAGTTTGACTTTTCTTGGATACATATATCTTTAAAAAAGAATAGTAATAGAAAGCAGGTTTTAGAGGCTTACAAAGATGACGAAGGAGATACTGCTTACAAATTTGTTTAATTATGAGTAAACTATTAAATTTTTTAAGTGGAGGTGTTGTTAAACAAGTTGGGGATGTAATAGATAACCTTAGCACCTCTGAAGAAGAAAGACTAGAGGCAAAGCGTAAGATGGAAGAAGTTCTTATGCAGGCTGAGTCACAAGCACAGGAACAGGTTACTAGGCGTTGGGAGGCGGATATGAAGTCTGATAACTGGTTATCTAAGAACATTAGACCACTTATATGTATATTTTTAACTGCAATTTTTGTAGTTTTGTCAGTGTTTGATGGGAACGCAGGAGGTTTTGAAATTCAAGAGAGTTATATTCCTATATATCAAACGTTATTAATAACAGTGTATGGAGCTTACTTTGCTGGTAGGTCTATAGAAAAAATAAAAAAAAAGTAAATGAGTAATTTAAAAGGAAAATCTATATCCTCTACTTATAAAAATCTACTACAAACTTCTGTAGAGTTAACAGATGGTAAGTTAAAAGATGTGGAGACAGGGTCTGGTAACATCACTTCACTAAAAGTGTCTACAGATAAAGTTTCTGTAACCAAGTTAGGTGTAGGTACAGGATCATCAAATCCTGATGGTTTACTTCATGTTCTGTCAGTTAGTGCAGGAGCAGTAAATGCTAGTTCTTTTGCTAACCAGTTAGTTTTAGAGAACTCTTCAGATTCTGGAATGTCTATATTATCTGGATCATCAAATGCGGGTAATATTTATTTTGGAGATGTAAATAAAAATAATTCAGGTCAAATATTTTACGATCATTCTAGTGACTCTTTATCTTTTGCTACAAATGGATCTGAGAGTGTTAAAATTGATAAAGATGGAAATCTTAAAGTAAGTGGTACAGTATCTCAATCAGATGATAGATTTGAACTTGTAGAGTACTTTGAAAAAGTTCCAAGTTTAGGAATAACAGATGCTCAAGTAACTCAAGCTTCAAGTGCAACTACAGATGTTACTTTAGACGCAAAGTATGGTATTATAACAATGCATACAGTTGATTTAGCTGCTACAGATACTGTTCAGTTTACTTTTAATAATCCTCATATATATGCAGCTACATCTCAAGTTTTAGTAAGTATAATAGATTCAAATACTAATACAGCTGATAATGCTATAGTTAGCGTTATGGTTCTTGATGTAGCTGATGGTAGTTGTAAAATAAGAATTGGTACTAATGGTACTGATATTGCAAATCAAGTGTTTAAATTGTTTTTTGTAATAGATTCTTATATTACTCCTAATCAAAACTTTGTTTTAGGAGGATCTAGTTCTGGTTCTGTTCAAATAAGTAATAATTCTGGAAGACCTACTAATGGTTTTGCTGGTATTAAACTAGCTACAGGAACTACTGATAATGATTTTACTGTTTTAACCACTAGAGATGGTGAGACTGAAATGCCAGCTACTTTTGATTCTTCTGCTTGGTCATCTGTACCTTTTGGTACAGAAAATAAAATAGATTTTTCTTGTGGTATTTCTACATCAGCTACTATAACTAATTCTGCTATATGGGCTGGATTAAAACTTACAGAGGTTGGTGCTTACGCTACAGACGCAAATCAAGCTTATTTTTTATACGCTACTGATGATGATTTAGGAGCTCTAACAACTAATGGTAATCTTCATTTTGTTTATAGTGTAGGTGGAACGGATTACATAACAAACTTAGGAATAACAGTTACTGCTAGTACTATTTATAAGTTAAGAATTGTTTTTGATGAAAACAGAAAGATTAGTGTTTTTGTAAATAACGTTCAGTATGGTTTAGTTACCACTGCAACAGCAGGTGGAGGAACCCAGTCAGTGAGTACAACAAAATCTTTAGCTATGACTGACGATATAGATTTATTACCTTTTGTAGGAGTTCAAGCTTTAAGTGCAGCAGGTAGAGGTATGCAGATTGGATTTATAAAAATGTCTAGAGATTTATTTGAATAGAATACATAACAAATTTAAATTAAAGAAAAATGGAAGCAATAAACCCTATTATAAGGAAAATAACTATAGGGGATTTAAAGCAAGGTTTGACTTATCAGGTAGGTCAAAAGATGCTTGGAGGTTCACTAGAAGTCACAGCCATAATACAAGATGAGGCAGCTTGGTACAAGCATCAACAAGTAGTTTATGATGTGTATATAAAAAAAGATGGTGAAGAGTTTTCAAGACCTTGGAAAAGGTTTTTTTCTCAACCCACAGCTATAGAGTATAACACTGCAGTACTGGAAGAAGAGTACGAGGTTAAGTAAAGATTAAACGTAAATATAATCAAAAATGAAGCCAATTAAAGACATCTACTGGATAGAGGTAGAAAAAGAAACAGAAGATACTATAATGTTAAACGGTGTAGAATTGTATAGAGATACCTCTTACGATCCTATGAGGTTGGCAAGACAGTATGGTACGGTGTATAAAACACCAATGCAAGACACTAAAAAAACTGGAATACAAGAGGGTGATAAAGTTTGGTTTCATCATTTTGTAGCAACAGATACAAATTATGTTGAGCATGCTGATAAGGATAATATATATCAAGCTTTTGCAGAGCAGATATACCTTATTAAAAGAGGAGAAGATTATATTCCTGTAGGGGTATGGAATTTTATGGAGCAAGAGATGAAAGAACCAGAAAAATCTGAGTCTGGAATATTTCTAGAGACTTCAGCCTCTGAAGTAGAACTTCATGGAAAAGCAGTTATAATAAATGACTGGATGAAAGATCAGGGTGTAAGTGAGGGTGATAGAGTTATGTGGAGTGAAAACTCTGAATATGACATGGATATAGATGGACAAAAACTTCTTCGCATGCGTAACTTTGATGTCTTAGCAGTTTATGAAGGAGCAGAATAGAGATTATGCTCTTAAGACTTTAGAGAAGTTAATAGAAGCAAGTAAAGGAGCTGTAGATCTTCTTATAGAAGAAATAGGCAAACCTTTAATAGAAGAAGATGATGCTAAAAGAAGGCAAGCTATAAAAGCAAAACGAGAATGCTTTGAGGACTGTCAAGAAATTCTTTTAGGAATAAAAAACCTTGAAGATAGAATCAAGGAAGGAGAATCCTTAATAGAAGAGAAAAAAGATTTTAAAGGATCTTTTGCTGAACGGTATGCAAAAAAATGATATAATATATCTTAGCAAAGAAAGTGATGGTGAAATACTAGAGTTTGATAACTTAAAAATAGTTTTGCCTAAAAAGCCTAGATATAAAAAAGATATACTATATCATAACCTGCCTAAAAAGGAACAAAGATGGGTTAGACAGGATATACCAAAGGGGTTAACAAGGGAGAACGCTACAGATTATGTAGACTATATAGATGAAGAGTTTAGAAGAAGAAGAGATGGTTTGTGGTTTTATAACAATGGTGTTCCTACTTATATCACTGGGTCTCATTATATGTTTCTTCAGTGGGCTAAAATAGATGTTGGTTATCCTGATTACAGGGATGCTAACAGAACGTTCTTTATTTTTTGGGAAGCGTGTAAAAACGATAAAAACTCATACGGTATGTGTTTTCTTAAAAACAGACGTAGTGGTTTTTCTTACATGGCTAGTAGTGAAATAGTTAATCAAGCTACTCAAGTTTACGATAGTAACTTTGGTTTACTTTCTAAAACTGGTGCTGATGCTAAAACTATGTTTACAGATAAGGTGGTTCGTATATATAGAAACTACCCGTTCTTTTTTCAGCCCATACAAGATGGTTCTAGTAATCCACGTGTAGAGTTAGCATTTAGAGAACCTGCAAAAAAGATTACAAAAAACCAAAAGCATATAGAAAAGTCTGAAGCACTTAACTCTATAATAGATTGGAAAAATACTGCTGATAATAGTTATGATGGTATGAAGCTTAAACTTCTAGTACATGACGAGGCTGGTAAGTGGACAGGTCAAAACTCTATAAAAAAGAATTGGGGTGTAACTCAAACTTGTTTACTACTGGGTAGAAAGGTTGTAGGAAAGTGTATGATGGGTTCTACTGCTAATAAACAACAGGATGGTGGTGCAGAGTTTAAAGATATATTCTATGATTCTGATATGGGTGAAAAAGACCTTAATGGTAGAACTAAAAGTGGTTTATATAAATTATTTATACCTGCTTATGATAATCTTGAAGGTTTTATAGATGAGTATGGATATAGTGTTATAGACACTCCTGATAAGCCTGTAATGGGTATTGATGATATGTATATTGACACTGGTGCTAGAGATTACATACAGAATAGAAGAGATGCTTTAAAAGGTGATACAACAGCATTATCAGAGTTTAAACGTCAGTTTCCATTTACTGTAGAGGAAGCGTTTAGAAATGACACACAAAGTTGTATATTTGATGTCGAAAGGATTTATCAGCAGATGGATTATAACGAAGTTAATAATACTCCTACAACAAAAGGAGAGTTTGTTTGGAAAAATGGCGTACAAGACAGCGAGGTTATATGGATACCTCACAGAAAAGGTAAGTGGGAGATTACTTGGGTTCCAGAGCTTCAAAACCAAAATGTTATTACATCTAGGTATAGCAAAAAGTTCCCTGGTAAATCAGATGCTTTGGTTGCAGGATGTGACCCTTATGATCATGATACCACTACGGATGGTAGAAGGTCTGATGCTGCTGCTCATGTATTCCATAAGTTTAGTATGGCAAGTGATGCGTCTATGCAGTTTGTGTGTGAGTACATTAATAGACCTCCTAAAGCTGAGATATTTTACGAAGACATGATTAAGATGTGTGTGTTTTATGGTTGTCAGATACTGGTAGAGAATAATAAAGTAGGAATACTAAAGTATTTTGAAAACAGAGGATACTATGAGTATTTAATGGATAGACCAGATATGACGCACACAGAGTGGAGTAGAGGAAAGCAAAAGACAAAAGGAATACCTGGATCAGGTGCTGCAGTAATAAATGCTCAGGCAGAAGATATAGCAACATATATATATGACCACGTTGGTTATAATGCAGACACTGGAGAGATTGGTAGATGTTATTTTAACACGCTTTTAGATGATTGGAGTAGATTTGAAATAGATAATAGAACAAAGTACGATGCTAGTATATCTTCATCATTGGCACTTCTAGCGTCACAGAAATATATAAAACCTAAAAAAGAAATAAAAAAAACACATCCTATAGTAAAAAAATATAATGTTAAGGGGATGTATAGTAAAAGAATTAAGGCATGATGTATAATAATACAAAAGATAAGTTAAATGGCTATCCTTCTCCGTTAGCTACGAATGAAGAGAAAGCTGATATTAAGTATGGTCTTGATTACTTTAAGGCTATGTATTATGATCATAGTAAAAATTCAGATGTCTACCATAGAGATAGAAAGATAAGGTATTCTAGAAATAGAGCATACGCTGAGGGTAGTCAGGACATAGGTAAGTATAAAGACCTATTAGACGTACAAGGTGATACTGCTTATCTTAATATAGATTTTACTCCAGTATCAATAATACCAAAGTTTGTTGACGTTATAGTTAATGGTATGGTTAATCAGGAGTACGATATAAAAGCCAAATCTATAGACCCTATAGCTGCAGAAGAAAGATTAAATAAGAAAAAGCAGATGTATGCTGATATGATTACTAAAGACTTTGTAGAAGGTCTAGAAGATCAAACTGGTATACCTCTTGCTCCTAAAGGTTTTGTTGCTAAAAGCTCTGAAGAGATAGATATGTTTATGGCTATAAACTACAAACAAAATGTAGAGATAGCGTTAGAGAAGGCAATAGAATATACTTTAGATATAAACGATTACGATGAAGTTAAAAGATTAATGATTCGTGATTTAGTTGTTTTAGGCTTATGTTCTTCTAAAATTGAACTATCTCCTTCTAGGGGTGTTACAATTAGACACGTTGACCCTGCCAATCTTATTACTTCATATTCATCAAAGCCTGACTATAAAAACGTTAGGCATGCGGGTGAGATTTATTCTATGACTATAGCTGACCTTAAGCAGCAAGCTGGAGATCAGTTTAGTGAAGATGATTATCAAAAGATAGCTAAAGAGTATGCAGGTAAAAACAATAACCCTATGACTTATGGTGATAGAGCTTATTATGATAATGGTAATGAAACTTATGATTACGATAAGTTTAGTGTTAATGTTTTAGACGCTGAGTTTATTACAAGTCACTCTTTAAATTACGAGAAGAAAGAAAATAAGTTTGGTGGTTTTTCTGTAAATAAAAAACCTTCTAATTATAAGGCTCCTAAAAAATCAAAAACTAAAAGAGAAAATATAGGATCTTCAGTAAAGGTAGTTTACACTGGTAAGTATATAATAAATACAGATTATATATTTAATTATGGTATGATGGAAAACATGCCTAGATCTAAATCTAATTTATCAGAGACTAATTTATCATATATTATATATCAACCTAATCTCTATAAGATGAAGAGTAAATCTTTGGTTGATAGAATGATTCCTTTTGCTGATCAGATACAATTAGCTCACCTTAAAATACAACATGTTCTTGCGAAGGCTAGACCTAAGGGTGCAGCCTTTGAGATAGGTTCTTTAGAGAACGTATCAAAAGGTGATGGTGGTACGTTTACTCCTTTAGAGCTTCAAGAGATATACGATCAGACTGGTAATATATACTATAGACGTATAGATGATGAAGGTAATATGACGGGTGCAGTACCTATTGCTGAGTTAGAAAATGGTATAGGTAGAGATTTTGGAACTTTAATAAATGTTTATAATCATAATCTACAGATGATTCGTGATGTGACTGGTGTTAATGAAGCACGAGATGCTTCTCAACCATCTAGCGAAGCACTTGTAGGTGTTCAAAAGCTAGCTTTATTAGCATCTAATAACGCTACAAGAGATGTAAATGATGCTTACTTAAATGTTACAAAGAGAACTTCTCAGTGTATATCTATGAGAATGCAAGATCTTTTAAATTATAAAGGTTTACATAATATGTATAGCAATGTCATAGGCGACACTGCAATGCACAGTATAGATATGATGAAAAAGATGTCTATACATGAGTTTGGTATAACTCTAGAGGTTGCACCTAGTGAGGAGGAGAGACAAATGATGGAGCAAAACATTCAAGTTTCTTTAGCTCAAAAAGAACTTAGACTTGAAGATGCTATAATGATACGTTCTATTAGAAATATTAAGATGGCTAATCAGATGCTTATTCTTCGTAGAACTAAATATCAAGAAGAGCAGCAAGCTCAAGCAAGACAAGCTTCAGAGCAAAACGCTATGATGCAACAACAGTCAGCACAGCAGGCTGCACAGCTAAGACAGCAAGAAATGCAGGCTGAGGTTCAAATGGAACAAGCACGTATTCAAGCTAAGAATCAAGCAGAGATGCAGCTAAAGCAATTAGAGTTTCAACTAAAAGAACAGTTTGAACAATCTCAACACGAGAGAAGATTAAGAGAGATAGAGTTAGGTAACTTAGGTAAAGAGGGTGCTGCTTCTGTTCAAGGAGAGGTTCGCAAGGCTATTCAAGAACAGTCTGCTATGAATCAATCTCAACTTATAGAACAGAGAAAAGATCGTAGAGGACCTTTAGGCGAAGAACAAAACATATCTCAATAGTTTGATATTAATATAAAAAAAATTATATTTGCGAAATTAACATAAATTAAATATAAGACAATGGATATAAGAGAAGACTTATTAAGTAAACTTGGTGGAGAGGTTGTTCAACCACAAAACCAACAAAATATTGTAGACTTAACTGGTGATGAAAACCAACCAGCTGAGTCTCAACCTACAACGCAGGAACCTTCCAACGTTGTAGATTTAACACAAGAGAGTTCTTTAAATACTGAGGAGACTAACGTTGATGAATCTCAAGTTAGTCAACAGCAAGAGGGTGAGGAAATCAGTGATGACGAAGTTGTCTTACAATACCTTAGCGAAAAGCTTGGGCGAGACCTAACATCATTTGATGATCTTAACACGACAAATGAAGAAGCAGACTATGAAGACTTTGCTAGCGATCAGCTACGAGTTATTAATGAGTATGTTAAAAACACTGGTCGTACAGTTCAAGATTACCTAAACACTCAAACTGTTGATTTATCCAACGTGTCTGATGATGCAGTCTTAAAGGAGTATCTAAGATTAGATAATCCTAATTTAACTGAAGCTGAGTTAAATGATTACATGGCTACAACATACAAGACAGATAAGGAGGAGTATAACGAGAGACAAATGAACGCTGGTAAGGTTCAGCTCATGAAGGACGCTAAAGCTGCTAGAGACTACTTTAACGAGGTCAAAGAAGAGTATGCTATGCCTACAGAGTCAGAAGATTTTTCTGTATCCCAAGAGGATAGAGAGGAATGGATCGGCACTATGAGTGCTGAGGTTGATGACTTGGATGGTATATCATTCGCTATGAACGATCAGGGTGAAGAGTTTGTTTATCAACTTGATGATGACGCAAGGAATGAAATCAAGGGGTACAACTCAGACCTAGAAAGTTTTTTTGATCAGTATGTAGATCAGGGTGGTAACTGGGACTTTGACAAGCTCAATACAGATATGTATATCTTGAACAACATAGATAAGATTGTTCGAGGTGTCGCTAATCAGTACAGAAGCAAAGGAACAGAAAGCGTAATTAATGAGATTAAGAACCCATCATTTGCACAAGACAAGCAAGATGCACCTCAGAAGCAACAGACAACTCTTGATATGTTAAGAAAACAAATTTTAGGTTAAAAAAGAAAATTAATTACTTTATTTAAAATTATAAAAAAATGGCAACAGTAAGTTTAGGATCGAGTCCAGCAATGAACCCGACTCCTGCAAATGTGGCAGTTGCAACTACATCAAACTACGTAAACAGTGCTACTCTTTTAGCAGCAGCATCTGATGGTAGTAACTTATTAACTAAGCGTGATGTAGATGAGCAACTAGTAAAAAGATACGGTAATCAAGGGATTACTGGTCTTATGGAACTTTTAGGTTCTAAAAAAGAAACAACAGCTAACAAGTTTGAGCACTATGAAGAAACTTTCCTTCATAACTCGTTTACAGGTTCTATTACTGGAGATGATTTAACTATCGCTTCTGGAGATCGAGATGGATCTGGTAATACTGCAGTTCGTGATGGTGACCTTTTATTGGGTAACTCAGGAACTATGTTTTATGTTACTGGTCAGCATGATGATGGTTTAGCTTCTTCCCAACCAGAGGAAAGTTTTAGAATTAAAGTTGTATCAACTGGTGCAGTTGCATCAGGTGAAACTGATACTACTTTTGCTGTAGTGGGTAACGCTTACGCAGAAAGAACTGACCAACCAGGTGAGGGTATTACACCACGTGTAATTCAGTACTCTAACTCTTGTCAAATCATTAAAGAATCTTTCTCTGTTTCAGGTTCTGAAGCAACTAACGCTATCTATGTAAAAGTAGATAATCAAGAGTTTGGTTCTGGTTACTTATGGTACTTACAAGGTGAGGCTGATACTTATCAAAGATTTATGGATTACTCTGAGCTTGCAATGATTGTAGGTGTTGGCTCTTCTGTTTTAGAAGATGGTGCTACTAATGATGCTGGAGGTACAGTAACAACAACAGAAGGTCTTTTATCTTTCATGGAAAACAAAGGTCAAACTATGGATCTTGGTTCTTCTGCAATTACAATGGCTGACTTTGATGCTGCTGTAAAATCTTTAGATAAATTTAGAGGTGCAAAAGAGATGGCTCTTTACGCTGGTATAAACTTATCTTTAGATATTGATGACCTATTAGCTGCACAAGGTGCTTACGCAGCTGGTGGTGCTAACTATGGTACTTTTGCAAACAACAAAGACATGGCGTTGAACTTAGGTTTCAACTCGTTTACTCGTGGTGGTTACACTTTCCACAAGAAAACTTATGACCTATTTAACCGTCCTGACTTGTTAGGTGCAGATGGATTCAAATTCAATGGATACGGTATGTGTATTCCTATGGATAATCAAAGAGATGCACGATCAGGAGAAAGCATTCCTTCTTTACGTATGCGATATAAAGCTGCGAATGGTTACTCTCGTGAGATGGAGCACTGGTTAACTGGATCTGCGGTTCTACAAAACAGAACTAACGAGAAAGACGAGTTGCGATCTCACTACAGAACTGAACGTGGTTTTGAAGGATTTGCTCCTAACCGTTTCTTATTGTTCAAAAAATCATAATTATTAATATATAAAAAAACATAAGAAAATGGAAAAATATTTTTATTGCAGAGCTAACGCTACATTAGCAGAGGATGATGACAATGCAAATGGTTCTTGTTTAATACCAGTAAAGCACTTACTTAGTATGGGTTCTACAGCTAATGGTTCATTAGCTTTACGATTTAAACCTCGTATGAACGCTTTTAGTGATTCTGCTGATTCTGCGTCTAACAAAACAGATTCTATCACCCTAGCAGTTGCTGACAATACTCAGAAAACTGTTATAGATAGAATATTAGCTGCTATAGCTCAACCACAGATTGCTGGTTCACCAAACTTAATTAATTTGTTTGATGCTGTTGAGGCAACTGGAATTAAAGGTGTTACTGGTGCTTCAGTTGCAATAGTTGCTGCTCAAGCTTAATAGATAACAACTATTAATTATATATTACTGGGGGAGGGATTTACTCTCCCCCTTTATAAAACTTTAAGTTAATTTTAGAAAATAATTATTATGACACCAACAAAAACTCGTAAGGCTGTAACGCCTCCTACGTCTACAAAGGTTGTAGCTAAGGCTCCCGTAGTAGAGAAAAAGTTTGTTCCGAACTTTTTAAACAAACAAAAAGATTATAAACCAACAGTATACCAGCTTATATCAAAGTCTAAAAAGAAAAATGGTATGCCACAATATCCTATAGTTTCTTTAATGAAGGCTGAGGATATTATATTTGATCCTGAGACAGGAGAGAATAGAAAGATTAGATACGTTCCTGGAGAGACATCTATATATGCTGATGAGCAATCTGAGAACGCAAAAATGAGAGAGCCTATAGCTTTCAATAATGGTTATCTTTTTGTAGATCACACAAACCCTACCTTAAAAAAGTATTTAAATTTATGTAATGCTAACGGTAGCAACCCACACAGAATAAAGTCTAAATCTATTTTATTTACTGTTAAAGACGATGAGAAGTCTGCACAGCAAAAAATAGAAGAAGTGGGTAGTACTATGGAAGCTGTACAAAGTGCTCTTAAAATGCCTGTAAACGAGCTTATGGGTTACGCTAAGGTATTAGGTATAAAGATTGACAGGAGTGTTGATGAGGTTCGTTGGGATATGAAAGTTCAAGCAGAGAAGAATCCTAAAGGTTTCTTAGCTGGCATGAACGATCCTAGAACAGAGATGAAGCAAGTATTACTAATGGCTGAAGAATCTGGTATCATAGCTATGAAAGGTAAAAGTGTTACATGGTCTGCATCAGGTAACACAATATGTATACCACCAGTTGGTATAAAACCTTTAGATAAGATGGTAGATTATTGCTCTCAAGGTGAAGGAGAGCAAGTGTACGCTGAGATAGAACGTAGGCTACAAGCCCTTAATGGATAATACATTAAGACTATATATATAGAAGGGGGACTTAACGGTCTCCCTTTTTTTTGATATACGGATTTATTTCGTACTTTTGCTAGGGAATAAAATACACAATAATGACGATTGATGAAATATATAGACTGGTGCAAACCTTTGCTAATAAAGAACAGAGAGGTTTTATAAGTCCATCTGACTTCAACCTTTTAGCAAAACAAGCAGAGCTAGAGCTATACAATAAAAGACTTTCTATAATAAAAGAGAAAGCCCCTACAAAAAGATCTCAAGGATTATACGCAGAAAATTTATCTCCAGAATTAGCAAGACAAGATATAGCTACTTTTTTAACTAGATCTGATATGAATGTATTACCAGATGCAAATCCATCTCTAGGTGGATCTATATCTTTAGCTTCTGATTACATGGAGTCTTTGTTTATTAATGTAGATGAGCACCATGACATTTCAAATAATATTCCCGTAGATATTGTAGAGCCAAAAGATATACATCATATACTTAGAAGTAGTTTGGTGAAACCATCTATAGAGTATCCTATAGCTTTACTTGGATCAGGAGGTGATAAACTAAAAGTATTTAGCATATTTCCTGAGACTATAAAAAAAGTTATAGCTTATCATTATAGAAACACTAACACTCCAAAATGGGGTTACGTCACTGTAGCAGGTAAGCCTGTTCACGATTCTTCATCATCAAATGAATTTCAAATATCTAGCAGGTGTCATGGAGAGATTGTAGTAAAAATATTAGAGTATTTAGGAGTTTCAATTAGAGAGGCTGATGTTGTTCAGTACGCACAGGCTAGTGAATTAAAAGCAGATAGTTAATTATGGCAATAGATTACACAAGTATAGACGAGGTCGTAAATGACTTTCAATTAATGATGGATGACACGTCTTATGATAAAGATGCAAACGTCTATCAGTTAAGATTATTGGCACTTCAAGGATTAAGAGAGTTAAAGTTTGATGCAGAGCAAGAGGTTAAGACAAGTACTAATACTGTAACTTCTAGTCTTGGAATAGGTTTCCCTGAGGATTTTGTTAAAATGCTAAGAATAGGTTATAAAAACAGTGCTGATGAATTTGTTTCTTTAGGTTATAAATCTGACTTATCTTTAAGTGCTAGCGTAAAACCTCAGATAAGTGAAGACCCTTATGACGAGAATAATCCTTACTACCATACAGACATGGGTAGAAAATATGGTGTAGGTGGTGGACAAAACGCTTTAGGATATTACAGGTTAAATAGAAATGACAATACTATAAACTTTTCTTCAGACCTTGTTGGTAAAACAGTATTTATGGAATACATTTCTGATGGTATAGGCTCTACGCAGCCAAGAGATCATGTTATTCAGCTTAACTTTAATAATTCTTCAACTACTACCCCTGGTGCAATTGTCTCTGGATCTGTATTAAAAATACCACGACCTGATTCTGTAGATAAAAGTTTTTCATATATCTTTACAACTTCCACTTCACTTAGTAAATTCTTTATTCAAATTGGAGCAAATGATAGTGCTTCTGTTATAGCAGAAAAATTCTCTACTGCAATAAATGAAGGTTATCCTAATTTACAGATAGAACCTGCTGATACTAGAATAAAAGCATCTCAAAATGAAAATTCAAACGCAGTTACTTTAACATATAAAAATATAACTGCAGATCCTCTTTCTCTCAATAACACAAACTTTACTTCTAATACAGATCAAACTGTAGGAGAGAATACAGGTGTTGAAATATTAACTTCACCAATTGAACTTATTCAAAAAGGTGTTATAGGATCAGGACCTAGAGTTCACAAATTTTGTGAGGAGGCTCTGCGTTGTTATATGTATTACAAGTACATTCAAAGAAAACGTGGCGTTCCTGCTAACGAAAAACAAATGGCTAAGAGAGCTTACTACAACGAAAAAAGATTAGCTAGAGCTAGAATGATGAACTTTAATAAAGAAGCTGCTATGCAGATCTCTAGAAAAGCGTTTAAGCAATCTCCTAAGATATAATTTACAATGGCACAAGATAAAAAAGTTTTTACGGGTGGGATGGATAAAGATTCTGATCCTCGCCTTATCAAGCAAGGTGATTACAGAGACGCTTTAAACATAAGAAGTGTATCATCATCAGATTCTACAACAGGTTCTGTTGAAAACATAGAGGGTAACACTTTAGTAGATTATAATTTTATTACTGAGAACAATCAGTATATGAATGTAGAATCAGTCGTAGGCGTTAACGGTACAGACGTTCTTATAGACGATGTTCAACCTGATCTTATAAACTTATCTCAAACTGTAATTTTTTCAGGAATGGAATCATTAGATTTTCCATCCAGTTTTACAATTGGTTACACTAGTTCTAGTGATTCTGATCCTACTTATATTAATACCTCTTACACTTCTTGGTTTGGAAATAATCAATTTACCTCTACTTCAAACACACTTTATGATCTATTTGGACCAGGAGGGTCTTTTTCTTCTTTTAACGTAATAGATCATAATACAGGTCTTATTTTAAATATAAGTGCTTCAGTAGATTTTTTACCTGATGATTTATTTGATGGTTCAAATGAATTTGCAGTAACTTTTACATCTAATCAACCTGGAGGTGTATTCAATATAGTTATAAGGTCTGGATTAAACTCTCCTTATAACTCAGATTATGGTTCAGGAGCATATTTTTTAGATGAAGAATATACTGATGATATTTCAAATTATTACGTTGGAAATCATACTATAATTAATAGTTTTATCGGGTTTTCGCAATCTGATAACGATACCAATGTAGATGATGAAGGGACTGTATTTGGTTCTGGCCCTGGAGTAACTGTTATAGGAGGGGGTATAATAGACTTGGTTATTGAAGGAGAACAACCAGAAACTTATCCTGGTGATCCTGAGATTACTAATCCTAATACAGATGAAGTTACAACTGGTGGTGTTAATATATATACTTACGGTATAACTGGCGGAGATGGTACCTCTGGTGATGATTATGTTATATTAGAATTTTTTGATTTA